TAAGAAGATGTCGTATGCTTCTCAAGCATTGAACGAATCAGATGCAAGTCCCATAGGTACAAGGTTTGGCACTCCAATATACCCTTATACTAAAACTGGAATATACTACAACTTTAAAAAGAATAACCCATTTTCAATATATGATTCATCCTCTCCATATCTATATTTAACAAAGACAAGCGGAATACAATTAAAGGGCAAGTACGATCCTTTGGTTAATAGAGGCCTTATGATTCCAGTTAATCAAAGTCGTGCAAGTGGATTTAAGGTTATTGCAATGCAACTTGCGGTTAGGTTTGATGGGGACTACTTCCCATATGCTCCAACAGAAATTTTTGAAATAGAAAGTCGTGGATCTTATATAAAGTTCTATCTAGTTGCTTGTGACCCAAGCGGAAGAAGAGCAAAAATATATGCTATTGATTCTAAGACTGGCCTCATTCAAAATGGTATAGGGTTTTACTGGAATGGAAAGGTTGTTAAAGAGCCAGTAATAACATTACAAGACTGGGGATTCCTAGGTATTAATTTTGCAAGCAGTCTAGATTTCTCATATTTTGAGGGAGCAATAAGATTAACTGGCCCATTACTATTTAATAACATATCTTTCTATCAGTCAACAAACCTGCAAGAGGTCCAAAACGTAGCAGAAAGACCTTGGTTCAGAGTAAAGGTTTTAAACTCAAGAGAGTTAGACTGGAAATTCTGGAATATTGGATCATATAACTGGAACAAAGTGCTGGTTTTGTCAGAAACAAGTTATTATGGCGTAAACCCAGAAGAGGTTTATAAGAGTTACACGGGAACAAATAAGATAGTAATAGATGATAGCAGGGTATTAAGGTTTGGTGGTTACAAATACACTGCATATTCTGATGTTAATTGGAACCAAATAGTGGTCGATCCAGTTTAATATGGTATACTTATGGTTATGAATATGGAAAACCCTAAGAAAAAGCGTAAAGAATTGCCCAAGATGAAGGGCCAGATTGGCGAGTCTCGTGCAAAGATTATTGAAAAGCACTACGACTGGGGCCTTTATGTGTACAAAAAGGCTAACGGAAGATGGTTTACTGATGGTACAGGATCTGTGCTAAACATTGAATCAATGAAGGGCGACATTTCCCAGATTGCAAAACTACGTGAAGCAGCAATATATTACGGTGATCCAGGAGATGGCAACTGTGTTTTTGTTCCAGGCCTAACTAGAATTTCAGAAGAAGAATACTCAGAACAAAAGCAAAGACTTGCAGAAGGTTTAATTCCTTCTATGAATGACCTTGGTGCAGTACAAGCAGCCAAGGACACTATTGCAAAGTATGGAAGTGATGACTAATGAGTGAAGATATGGACTATAGAATTGGTGCTCGTATTGATGAGTTGCCAAAGTCTGATGAGACATTCTCAAAGCAAGATCCGTTCAATAAAGACTGGGACGACTTAAAGACTCTTAGTGGTCTAGATAATAATTTTAAACGCCGTGCACAACGAATGTCAAAGGCAGATGCGTCTCCAGCCTATATGGATAGTGCAATGGCAGTTAACACAGGTATCAATGGAGCAGCATCAAAAGAAATTAACCCAGGCCTTATTTATAGAAATGGATATGGACTATTTGATGTTATTACTCCACCATGGAACCTTTATGAACTAGCAAACTACTACGATACATCTTTTGCAAACCATGCAGCGATTGATGCTAAAGTAGAAAATATTGTTGGACTAGGTTATGACTTTGAAGTTTCTGCAAGAACAATGCTAAAACTAGAATCATCTACAGACACAGGTGCAACAGATCGTGCAAGAAAAAGAATTGAAAGAGCAAAGATTGAAATGCGTGATTGGCTAGAAAGCCTAAACAACGATGATTCTTTTACGTCTTCAATGGAAAAGGTTTATACAGATCTTCAGGCAACTGGAAATGCATATCTAGAAGTTGGAAGAACCGTAAAAGGGGACATAGGTTATGTTGGACACATTCCAGCAACAACAGTTCGTGTTCGTAGATTGCGTGATGGGTTCGTTCAGGTAATTGGAAACAAAGTTGTTTACTTCCGCAACTTCGGTGCAACTAATGCCAACCCCCTAGGCACAGACCCAAGACCAAACGAGATTATTCACTTTAAGCAGTACTCTCCTTTAAATACATTCTATGGCGTTCCTGATATTATCTCAGCAATTAACTCTTTGTATGGAGACTCTCTTGCTTCTCAGTACAACATTGATTTCTTTAGCAACAAGGCTGTTCCTAGATATGTTGTAACTCTTAAGGGTGCAAAACTATCTGCAGATGCTGAAGACAAGATGTTTAGATTTTTACAGACGGGACTTAAAGGACAAAACCATAGAACGCTATACATTCCCCTTCCTCCTGATTCTGATACAAATAAAGTTGAGTTTAAAATGGAGCCAATTGAAAACGGTATACAAGAGGGTTCTTTTAAGGAATATCGTAAGCAAAACCGTGACGACATTCTGGTAGCACACCAAGTTCCTTTGTCTAAGTTAGGCGGAGGCGACTCTGGATCAATATCTTCTGCTCTAGCACAGGATAGAACATTTAAAGAGCAGGTAGCAAGACCATCACAAAGACAATTAGAAAAGCACATAAACAAGATTATTCGTGAAAAAACAGATATTCTTGAGTTTAAGTTTAATGAACTTACACTTACAGATGAAATTACTCAGTCTCAAATTCTTGAAAGATACGTTAAGAATCAGATCATGGTTCCTAACGAAGCAAGAGAACAACTTGGAATGCCACAACGTCCAGGTGGAGACGAACCACTTCAACTTAAGCCAGAACAGGCAGCAGACGCTACCGCCAACAGAGCAAGGGATGCAGAAAGAGTTAACAATAACTCAGACAGCCCATCCACAGTATCTGGAAGAAACCCAAAGGGTGAAGGTAGAAAGTTTGATGAAGAGTCTGATTTGTCCATATTGTGATATAATTGTAAAAAGGGGTTTATAATATAATGGTGAGCAATATATCTAAAGCCCATTGGAATTCTGATGGGGATAATCTTCGCCTCTCTATGCCACTTACCAAGGTGGACAAGGAACGACGTATCGTTTCTGGGTTTGCATCTTTAGACAACATAGACAAGCAAGACGATATCGTAACAGCAGAAGCATCAATGGATGCTTTCGCAAAGTTTCGTGGAAACATAAGAGAGATGCACCAACCTCTTGCAGTAGGCAAGATGGTTTCTTTTAAAGCAGACAAGTATTTTGATCCAGAAACAAAGAAATTTTATAATGGAGTTTTTGTTTCAGCATACGTTTCAAAGGGTGCCCAGGATACTTGGGAAAAAGTTCTAGACGGAACACTTACTGGTTTTTCTATCGGCGGTAGAATGAACAAGTGGGATGATGGATATGACGAGAAGTCAGATAAAGCAATTAGAATTATTAAGCAGTATGACCTAGTAGAGTTGAGTCTTGTAGACTCACCAGCAAATCAGTTTGCAAACATTGTATCTGTTGAAAAGGTTGATGGCGTTAATGTTATCAAAGCAGATGAAACAGTTTTAGAAAATGTTTTTTATGACAAGGAATCAGGAATTGTAATGGTTTCAGAAAATGAATCAGAGTTAAGTCCAACCACTGGTGAACAAATGGAAAACATTGGTTTTGTTGAAAAAGCAGATAATGAAAAAACAGAAATGATAAAATTCTTAGTTGATAGTGCTAAAGGCATTAATACTTCTAAGATGAACAAGGAGGAAAACCTTATGGCAAAAGCAACAAAAAAGGCAGCAGATGATACTGTAACAGAATCAGATGTTGTAAAAAACATAGAGGTCGCTCCAGAGGCAGATGCCGTAGTTGAGGCTCCTGTTGCAGAAGTTACCGAAAAGTCTGAAGAGACTGTAGTAGCAGAAGAAACTGTTGAAAAGTCTGAAGAGACACCAGCAGAAGAAGTTACAAAGGCTGAGGAATCAGTTGAAGTAGCAGCACCAGAAGTTGAGACAGAAGTATCTAAATCAGATGAAGTAGTTGCAGAAGCAACTGCAGAAATCAATGATGGTCTTAATAAAGCCTTTAGCGATCTAGTAGAAGTAGTCAAGTCATTACAAGCAGAAGTAGAACTTTTAAAGTCTACTAAGGTTGATGTTGACGTGGCAAAGAGTTCATTTGAAGCAGTTGCAAAAGATATTGCAGTAGCAACAAATGTATTTAATGAATTTGGTAAGCGTGTAGAACTTGTAGAGCAAGATACCGCTTTCCGAAAGTCTGGCGATCTCGGCGAGATAGTACAGAATCAACCTGAAACGGTTGAAAAATCCCTATGGGGCGGTAGTTTCCTCAAAACAGCCGATCTATTCAGTTAGAAAAAATCACAGGAGGTGACAATATGTCGGAACAAAATATAGAAAAGAACCAGCCAGGTACTTCAGGTAACCTTGGCGGAACAGCACCAGGACTCTACCAGGGTCAGGGCGCATTTGCATCAGGTTCAGATGCAGGAGTTAACGTACCAGGTAATTACACTGACGGTGGTGTATTGGGTAATATCCCAACATCACTTAACGGAATTACAACAGGTCCAAACGCAGTAAACCCTTCAGGTGAGGCTGGATCAGGTATCCTACGCCCAGAGCAAGCACGTCGTTTTATTGACTACGTGTGGGATGCAACCATTCTCGCCCAAGATGGCCGTCGTGTTACTATGAGAGCCAATACAATGGAACTCGAAAAGGTAAACGTCGGAGAGCGTGTAATTCGTGCAGCAGCGCAAGCAGTTGGCGACTACACAAACGCAGGAGCAACATTCTCAAAGGTTGAATTGACTACAAAGAAGATTCGTCTTGACTGGGAAGTTTCTGCAGAAGCACTAGAAGATAACATCGAAGGTGCAGCACTTGAAGATCACATCGTTCGTCTTATGACAAACGCTTTCGGTAATGACATTGAAGACCTAGCCATTAATGGTTTGGGTTCAGGAAATGACGCATTCCTTGGAATCATGGAAGGTTTCGTAACCCGTGTTAAGACTGACGGAGATGCACATGAAGCAGTAGTTACAGTTGCAAATGACAACTGGACAACTGATGCAATGCAGAAGATCATTCTAGCAATGCCACGTAAGTATCGTGCTATCAAGTCTAACTTGAAGTTCTATGCTGGTACAGACGCATTCCAGGGTATCGTTAAGAATAACGGTACACTAGCAGACGCAGTTGCTGAAGCATTTGCTTCACAGGCTGGCGGAACTCCAACTAATCGTCAGGCATACCTTGACGGTGGAGCGCAGACATTTGGTGGAGCACGTACAACACGTGTTCTCGGTGTCGATGTTCAGGAAGTTCCATACTACCCTGCAGGATATGTCGACTTGACATTCCCACAGAACCGTGTATGGGGATTCCAGCGTGACATCACAGTAAACCGTGAATACAAGCCAAAGAAGGACACTGTAGAATATACAGTCTTCGTTCGCTTCGGTATTCAATGGGAAGAGCAGGATGCAATTGCATTCGCTGACGCTGCTGCAGAAGAATAATCTGTAAACAGTAAAATTTAGGGGGAGTAGGAGTTAACGCTCCTGCTCCCCTTATAACTTATAATGATATAATACTATTTAGGAGGAAATAATGGAAAATACAAATGAAAATCCAGTTGTAGAAGAAGCGGTAGTTGAGACTCCAGCAGTTGAAGAGACACCAGTTGTCGAAGCACCAGCGGTAGAAGAAACAAAAGCAGAGCCTACACCAGAAGAACCAAAGCAGCAGAGTGTAAACGCTCCAGCATACCAGGCTAAGGTTGAAGAAGTTCCAGCACTTGGCGCAGTAAGCAATGGAGTTATGGGAACCACATCAGTGGCACGACCAGAACCACGCTTACCTGAAAACGTAAAGTTGGAAAATTCAGAAGACAAGGTGGCAATTCACTCAACAAAGAATGTCGCATGGCAGGGCGTTGGCAAGGTTTCTAGAGGATACAACATTGTTGCAAAAAGCATTGCAGATCAGTGGTTGACAAGACCGCATGTCCGCCTTGCAACACCAGAAGAAATAAAAAAGGCTTTTGGGTAACAATCAATGGAGGTCATGAGAGTTCCACCTTATCCTATTACAACAACTTGGACATTACCTATACCTAACTATACGTATATCCAGTATGTTGAGGATTTGGTGGATCACTCAGTAACCGAAATAGAGGTTACATCCGATGCCAATGGCATTGTAGAATATGTGCTTCCTTTAGAAAAAGTACTATATGACAGAAAATTTTATATTAAGTTTTATGATGCAGAACACGAACACACTCTTTATGAAGACAACTTAGATATAATCAGACCATACGTCAATGCTAACAAGTTAGCAACTACATCTTCTGATATTAAAGAGTATAGAATGCTTGAATTAGTATCAAGATCAATTATTGACACAATTATTTCAAATGGTTTTTATAATACTAAGAGAGTTGTTCAGGCGGTAGGTCAAGGAACAGATTACTTCCCACTATGGAATGATACAAATAAAGTTTTAAAGGTATATGAAAACAATGTCTTGGTCTATGATGTAGACACTCCAGAATTAAATGAGTATGAATATATAATTACTTTAGACAACTCTGCTGTACAAAGAGTTATATCTGAGAGATACAACAGATTAGAGCAAGCCCCGCCAAACCTTCTAAGTGCAAGAGGAGATCTTGGATACTATGGTTTTGAGTCAGTCGGGTTTCCAGCGGGATACGATTACACATTTATTTTGGACATAGGGTATAAGACAATCCCGTCAGATGTTGAATATGCTACAGAACTTTTGATGGAAGATATTAAGTGTGGTAAGTTAGATTACTACAAGAGATATGTTACAGCATACAATACAGATCAATTTAGAATTCAGTTTGATAAGGCTTTGTTTAATGGAACTGGAAATCTTTTAGTAGATAAGATATTGGATAAGTATACAAATAATATTCTTAAACCAGGGATAATTTAATGATTTGCGAAAGTCCCGACTACATGTTCCCCATGCAGGGATCAGTGTATTATCCGATAGTAGAGCAAGGCGACTTTGGTGCCATCAAGAAACAATGGGTCCTAGACAAGATTGTTGCATGCACATTCACATCTGGGGGATCAGCATTTAAAGAAGAAGTAAAGCCTAACGTAAATATTACACAAAACTCTATCCTAGTTGGAAGAGTGAAGTCAGACATAAGAATTTCATCTCTTGATAATAAGAACGCCCTAACAAACATTTTACTAACAGATATTAAAGATCAAGATGGAAATCTTATCTACATAGAAACATCTGGTCCAAGATCAGGTAAGGGAACTCTTTTTGAAATTGCCACATACGAACCCTTTATGGGACCATTCGGCAAGGTTGATTTTTACAGAGTCATAATTAGAAGATCTGAGAATCAAGCAGGTGACCTATGAGAGCGGTTTTTACTTCTAATCAGTTTAAGAAAGAGATGAACAATATCATCGACTACTCTATTGGATTCTTGGATGGAGTTCAAAGAGGCAAGACAGAGTTCTTAAAAATGCTTGGTCTAGAAACAGTAGAACTTATGAAAGAGTTTATAGACTCAAATGCCAGGGTAAATCCAGAGATGCTTCATCACGTATATGAATGGTATCAAACTGGAAGCCCAAGTGCAAGACTATATGATATATCATACACAACAAGCAACCTTGGACTCTCGTTTAGATCATCATTTAGCCAATCCATATCAGTTAAAAATGGATCCCGTATTCCTTTTTATAATAAGGCAAGAATAATGGAAGAGGGAATCCCTGTTACAATTAGACCCAAGGTTGCACAGGTATTAGCCTTCACCGATAACGGAGAAGAAGTTTTTACAAGAGGGCCAGTACAGGTTTTAAATCCTGGAGGAAATGAAGTAGAGGGTGGTTTTGAAAAAGTGTTTGATATGTTCTTTAATAGATATTTTTCTCAAGCATTTCTAAGGGTGAGTGGTGTTGCAAAATATCTTGAAAACCCAGAAGTTTATAGAAAAAATATGAAAGCAGGAAAAAGTATGGGAAGATCTAAAGGAATATCTACAGGCTATCGTTGGATTGCTAATGCAGGGATGGGTGCATAATGGCTGCAGTAATTCATCACCCACCTACAATAATCAATAAGTATCTTGCAGCAAACCTAGACCTAGAGTCCTTTGGACCAGGAACAACATACTTTTTCCCAACACTGCCAACAGACATTGAAAACCTCACTACGACATTTCCACAAAGCAACGAGGTTTTTGCGGTATACGATAGAATGTTCAAGATGAGAAGAACACCATTTCCATATATTAAGTGTGAGCAATTACTATATTATTTCTATGCAGTAGGAACAGACGCAAGTTCTAAGATGGTAATTACACAGCAGCAGATAAGCGACCTTTTAGATCATGGAGATGACTCAGCAAAAGACCTAAATGATTGGGCATCAGCAAATGAGTCCCTATGGTCTAATGAATCTAAACCTATGTTTTTCCATAATTTCAAAATTTATCAACTAGAAGAAACCAGAGATATCGTAGACTTTGGTACAGCCCGTACTTATGCGGGTAACAAGATAATCATAGACTACGACTGGCACCCAGTAAACCCTTAATAAAAAGCCTGTATAATTGAGGTGAGGAAACAAGCCCTTTTAATAAAATGAAAGAGGTGAAATATATGGCATACAGCCGTGGTTCAAGTAGTAACATCATCGTGGGTGCAGCAGCACTTTTTACACATGATGCAGGTCCAATCGGATACGAAGCACTAACTGGTAAGATCACTGATACCCAAGCAGGTACAGACCTTCCAGCGTTCACAGCATCCGCAACATCTTACAAGGATACTTTGTCAGACGACGAAGCGTTCACAAACGTAGGATACACATCAAATGGTTTGGAACTTGCATTCCAGCCAGATTTCGGTGAAGTAGCAGTAGATCAACTTCTCGACGTTGCTCGTCTTTTCAAGCAAGGTATGACAGTTAATCTAAATACTGCATTTGCAGAAGCAACACTAGAAAACCTTCTAGTAGCAATCGCAGGAGATGACACAGATAAGACATCTCCATCAGCAGGCGTTGACGTTTTGAAGATGTCTGCAGGAGATATTGGCGACGTTCCACTAGAGCGTGGACTCGTAGCAGTAGGACCAGGATCTGGTTCTTCTCTAGAGCCAAAGGAAAGAATTTATGTTGCATACCGTGCACTCTCAATTGAGAATGTTACAGTATCAGCAAAGCGTGATGAGGCTTCAATGTTTGAAGTTTCATTCCGTCTTCTTCCAAACGACAATGCATCATACGGAAAGATCGTAGATCGTTCCCTAGAAGCATAATACAACTTAATATATGAGAGGCTCAACCCTTCGGGGTTGGGCCTTTCTGTTTGGTATACTTATATAATGGCAACAAAAATATATCAAAGCAAAAAGGTATCATTAATAGATGATAGAGTTATTACTATATCACCGTTAAAGATAAAATATCTTAGAGAGTTTCTAGAAATTTTTGAAACTATCAAAGAAGCAAAAACAGATGATGAGTCAATTGCTGTTTTGGCTTTATGCGCTCTTGTTGCAATGCAGCAATACTGCCCATCTATAAAAACAATAGATGACCTAGAAGATAGTATTGACTTGCCAACAATATATGAAGTAATTGATATTGCAGCGGGAATTAAAATTAATGAAAAGTCAGAAGATACAGTTAAGAATCAGGCAGTAGAAAGCGGATCAACCTGGGATACACTAGACTTGGCAAAACTTGAGTCTGAAGTGTTTTTACTGGGCATATGGAAAGACTATGACGAACTAGAATCCTCACTGTCAATGCAGGAACTTACAGCAACACTTACAATAAAAAGAGAGTTAGATTATTCTGATAAGAAATTTTCTGCTGCTATGCAAGGAGTAGATTTAGACAAAAACTCTGGCAAGGGCAATGAGTGGGAAGACATGAAAGCAAGAGTGTTTAGCAAGGGTGCTGCAAAAGATGGAAATGACATACTTGCTTTACAGGGAGCCAATGCCGAAAGGGCTGGTTTTGGTATAGGCATGGGCCTTGACTACGAAAGTTATTAATAATAAAAATAAGCCTGCCCTATGGTATAATTGATTAAACCTTATAAGGAGGAACAAATGGCAACTGCCACTGAAGAAAAAACAGTAACACTAATTGACGGAACAAAAGTCAAAGTGCGTCCACTCAAGATCTCACTACTTCGTCCATTTATGAAGAAGTTTGAAGATATTGCTAAGGTCGCAGAGGACAACGAAAAGTCTATGGATCTTCTCATGGACTGTGTACAAATAGCAATGCAACAATACAAGCCAGAATTGGCAGAAGACAAGGAAGCCCTAGAAGAAAATCTAGACCTTCCAACAGTATACAAGATTGTCGAAGAGGCATCAGGAATTAAACTTTCTGACGCATCACTTCTCGGCAGCCTTGCAAATAACTAAATAAAGAGGTGTTAATGGATGGCTGATGTTCAATCCAATATTCATGTAAATATTGATACGTCTGATGCTTTAGCAAGTCTAAAACTTCTGCAACGTCAAATATCAGCCTTCCATACACAAATGGCAAAGTCTGGTACCGCAGCAGCAGCGGTATCGGCAAATCAAGCACAAAACTTGATGAACGCAATAAATGCTACTGGACAATTCCAAGCATCTATGCGACAGGTAACAACTAGTACAGAGCACTTTACCGAATCCTTAGAGCGTAATAAGTTAACATCTAGAGAATATTTTAGATATACTGGCGCAGCAACAAAAACTTTTGGTAGATTGTTTAAGTCTGAATTTGAAACATTAAACAAAGTTGCACGAGAGCGTGTAAAAGATATACAGACTCAGTACATTAAAATGGGCCGTGGAGCCAATGGGGCTCTACAGTCAATTGCTGTAAGGCCTTTAACTTTAGATATGAAGAACCTGGGCACACAAACTGCTATAGCAGCCCAGAGACAACAACTTTTAAATCAACTATTAAAGCAGGGATCAACAAACCTCCTAAACTTTGGTAAGAATACTCAGTGGGCTGGTCGTCAGTTGATGGTTGGTTTTACAGTTCCTCTAGCAATGCTTGGAACAACCGCTTCAAAAACCTTCATGAAACTTGAAGAGCAGGCAATTAGATTTAAGCGTGTGTATGGAGAACTCTTTACAACACAAGAAGAAACTGAGCAAATGGTTAAGCAGATTCAACTGCTTGCAAAAGAATATACTAAGTATGGCGTAGCCGTAGAAGATACGATGAAGATGGCTGCAGATGCAGCAGCAATGGGTAAGATGGGTGCAGACTTAACTGCACAGGTTGCACAAGCAACTCGTCTTGCAGTTCTTGGTGGTGTAGAGCAAACACAAGCACTTGAAACAACAATCTCAGTAACAAATGCATTCGGTGTAGCCACAGAAGATCTAGCAAAGAAGATTGACTTTCTTAACGCAGTTGAAAACCAAACCGTTGTATCAATTGAAGATTTAACAATAGCAATGCCAAAGGCTGGACCAGTTGTTCAGCAGTTGGGCGGAGATGTTGAAGACCTAGCATTCTTCCTAACAGCAATGAAGGAAGGTGGAATTAACGCATCAGAAGGCGCTAACGCACTCAAGTCTGGTCTTGCATCTTTAATTAATCCATCTGAAAAAGCATCAAAGATGCTTATGGGTCTTGGCGTAAATATAAAAGGTATTGTAGAGGCAAACAAAGGAGATGTTAAGTCAACAGTAATAGACTTTGCAGCAGCACTAGATACTTTAGATCCACTTAACCGTGCTCGTGCAATTGAACAACTATTTGGTAAATTCCAGTTCTCAAGACTTTCAACTTTATTTCAAAACGTAATAGGTGAGGGAACACAGGCAGCGAGAGTTCTAAAACTTACAAATGCTACAACAGAAGAGTTAGCAATTTTATCTGAACGAGAATTAAGCAGAATCCAAAACACAACAACTTACAAATTTAAAAAATCAATGGAGGACTTAAAGGTTGCAATCGCTCCTGTTGGAGAGCAATTCCTTAAGGCTTTAACTCCAATCGTTGAGTTTGTTGGAAAAATACTTGATAAGTTTAACAACCTAGGGGATGGTAGCAAAAAGTTTTTAACTATCCTTACTGTTGCAGTTGCAGGTATAGGACCAATTCTTCTTATGACATTTGGTTTGCTTGCAAACGCTGTTGCCAATATAATTAAACTATTTGCAGGAATGAAGTCTATGTATAACAGAACTGGCAGCGCCAGCAAGGTTCTTGGAGATCAGACAAACTATTTAACTAAGGAACAGATAGAAGCATCTGCAGTTGCAGCATCACTAGATCAGGTTCATCAAAAACTTAAACAAACATTTACATCTGAAGCGTCAGCAGTAAATATGTTAGCAAATGCATATAGAAGAGCAATTGCAGCACAAGCAGGATTTACTGGGCCAGTTAGGGGCGGAGGAAAAGCACCTGGACTAAAAAGATATTCAACAGGAACTAGAAAAGTTCCAGGATCAGGAAATCAAGATACAGTTCCAGCAATGCTTACACCTGGTGAAGCGGTTATTCCAGCACAGGCTGCACAGGACCCAGCAAACAGACCAGTAATTGCAAGAATGATTGCAGGACAAACTGTTCAAGGATTTAACGAGGGAACTACTGGTGTAAAATATCAAAAGACACACGTAGGTGGAAAGAGTGATCAAAAAAATATATCAGACATTATTAAGCATAGTCCATTTATGTCTGATGATCAAAAGTCTAAACTAAGAGCACTCGAAGCAATTCTAGTATCACAAGGATTGCCTCCAACAACCGCAACCTTGCACAAACTAATGTTTAACTTCCCAGAACACTTAAACATGTCAATGAAATCGGCAGCAGGAGTTTCTCCTCAAAGTTTTATAGATGCTTGGGAAAAGATGGGTCCAGGAAAATGGTCAGCCTCAAACCTTAGTGCAACCATGGCCGATCCGCTTGATCGAGCAATATTGGAAATAATCAAGCAAGATCTTAAAGATGGAAAAATAAAGGGTATAAGCGACGACTATATAAGTAAAGTTTTTACAGAAAGAATACCAGCAGAGCGCCCAGAGGTTGCTAAAACAGCAGGGTATAGAGAAGCGCAAAAACTATATCAGGCATCAACACAGTTCCTTTTAGGAAAAGGACTAGGAAATACTCCTGCAGAAAGCGAAAGAATTCTAAAAGAGGCAGTAGAAAAGGGCTTTATAAAAGACTTTAGCATTGAAACAAGAGAGGGAACTGGTAAAACTAATAAGGGCAAGGTAGTAACTGGCTCAGCCACAGTAACATTAAATGACGGAACTGTTGTAAACATGAACAGACTTGGCAGTGGACATAGAGTTAATATAAGCCAAGATGAAGAAAGCAAGGCAAAGAGCAATGCTGCAGTTGAAAGAGCAAGAGCAAAGTCAATAGCACAAAAGGCTGCAGATGTACCAAGCCAGGCAAAGATACAGGTTTTAAAAGATGTCTCAGATGCTGCAGCAAAAACTGCATCTGGAAAGTTGGATCCTACAGATTTTGGAAAGCAGATTTCTCCATCTTCTGGATATAGTTTTAAAGAAGCATCCTTTATGGGTGGACTGTACAAGAAGCCAGATGGCAGTAGAGTTTTTGTAAAGCCAATGATGGATGAAAGAGCAGCCCTAGCAGAAATGAGAGCAACACAAATTGCTCGTGATGTTCATGGACTTAATGCACCAGACCAAAGAATAGCAACAATGCTAGACCCAACGGACCCAAGCAAGCAAAGAAAGTTAATTGTGCTAGAGTCTCCATACAACGCTGCTTTCGATCCTTCTAAAATTAGTAAAAGTTTTACGCCAGAGGAATACTTCAGGCAGTTAGTAGCAGCAAACCTTAGAGTAGACAAAGATCTTAAGCCAGGAAACCTTGGAGGCAATGTACTTACAGATGTTGGTGCAGCAGGTGTATTTGATAGTGCATCTGGAAAGAGAGACTTTGTAAAGAATCTTCCTTCAATGGAAGAAATGGCAAAGGTAAACCTAAGCGGAGTTCCAGGAAAGCAAGCAGGCAATTCACCACGATGGTTTAGCAATGCAACTGCAGATATTGCACGAAGCATGACTTCTCAACAATATCATAATGCAATGATTGCTGAAATTGACAGAGTTCTTCCTAGACTAGAAAAGACTCTTGCAACCATGGATCTTACTCCTGAAGAAAAACCATACTATCAAGCAATGGTTGACAGACTTAGAGAAGGAAAAAAGGTTGATTGGAAAAAACTACACAAACTTCATACATCTATTTTAGTTAAGCCAGACGAAGTTGTTGAAGATCCAAAAACTAAAAAAACAAAAAAGCCAAAGACAACCAGCAAGCCTGCTGGAGTTAAGTCATCTACTGGTAGTCCAAAAGATACGAGACTTGCACCAGCCTCTTTAGCACCAAGTATTCGTCAAAAGCCTACAGTGTTACGTGGAAAGTCTGACGCACCACAAATTGATATTTCAGAACAAGAACTTGCTCGTACGGCACCAAGGGGAATAAAAAGGCTTTCAGATCCAGCAGAAGCAATTGTAAGTGGAGCAAAGTCTACCGTTGCAGAAGCAAAAGCAGTTGGATCACAAATTGGAACAAACATAACTCAGTCGGTAGCAGCAGCATCAAGAACAATGCTTTACGGTACTGGACCTATAGATGCAAATGCAAAATCAGTGCGTCGCAGATTACAAAAAGAAGCAACTCCTAAATTTCAAAGAGAGAAAGCGCTAAAAGAGTCACAAGCAAAAGCAGCAGCATCAAGAACTGCTCTCTATGGAACTGGGCCAATAGATGCAGACGCTAAATCTTTACGTAGACAGATGGAAAAAAGAAGTAGGATAGCGGAAAAAATAGCATATCAAGAAAGAATCATTAGTCAAAAAGCCGCAGCAGCAGCAATGGCACAAGCCCCTATGCTTGGACCACGCAAGCCAACCATGTATGATAAAACAGTAGGAACCGCTGCTGCAAAAGTTAGAACTAGTAAGGTTGCTGAAAACTTTAGAGGACTTAAGGCTTCAGAAAGTAAGATAGGATACTTGCGTCAAAAGTCAGCAGATAGATCAGCAGCAGGTAAGGGACCAGGAATGGGAATGGCTGGAGCCATGGGTGTTGCTTCTGGCGTAGCAATGATTGGCTCAATGGCCCCAGGCAAGGTTGGAGAAATTTCACAGAAGATAATGATGCCACTCATGGGTATGGCAATGATTATGCCAATGCTTCAAAATAAGTTTTCAGCACTTGCAGTAGGTGTTGGTCTTGTTGTAGCAGCATATGCATATCAAAGAATGGTATTTGATAAAGCACAAGATGCAGCCCTAGAACTTACAGATGCCATGGGATCTGGAACAAGAGCAATAAAAGCACTTTCTGAGTTTTCAACAAAAGTTGGCGCTGGAGAGATTATGGACAGAAGAAGAAAAGATTCATTCTCTCCTTTCCAAACTAAAACAGGAAAAACCACATTTGGTGAGGCTTACATGGCGGGAGAAGGCGGAAAAGCCATGGCAAAAAATGTTACACAAACTATTAAAATGGGCGGTGAAAACGGAAAGTCTATGGCATCAGGTCAGGTTGCTGATCAACTTATGACAGCAGTTGTATCGGGAGTTCTAGACCCAGCCCAAGCAAGATCAATTGCAGCAAACCTTGGAGAGCAACTTGGAGATCAGTCTTTTGGAATTGAAATAAATTCAAAACTTATTTCAATGCTTGGTCCAAACGGAGAAAATATTCTTAAAGATGGGGTAGAACTTGAAGTAAAACTTCTACAAGACACAAGAACTAGAATGAATCTTGCTTCTACAGCAGCAAGAGACGCTGGAGGATGGACTGGAAAAGATGTTGGAAAGACTGCTGGATATAGCATTGGAGCGGGACTTGCAGGAGCAGGAGCGGGAGCAATTGCAGGAGGACTACTAGCAGGAGGTGCTGCTGCAGGAGCAACAGGTCTAGCCACTGCAGCAGGAGCAACCGCTTTGGGAGCAGCAGCAACAGGTGCAGCAGTAGGTTCTGCCGTTCCAGTTGTAGGAACAATAATTGGCGCAGCACTAGGGATTGGTGTTGGAGCATTCTTAGCAAGAAAAGACAGAAACAAGAGAATTGGTGAAGCATCTGGTGCATCTATTGCTATGCAGAAAATCGCTCTGCAGCAACAAAAAGAATTAAATGATTCTGTAGAATTAAGATATCAGAAAGAACTTGAAATAGCAAAAGCAAAAGGCGACCAGGTTGAAATGCAGAGATTGTCAGATCAGTATGATGAAGATAAGATTGCATTGCTCACTGAAAATGCAGCACTCGTTGCTGACATTCAAAAAAGTTATGCCGATGCCGAAGGGGCAACACAGAACGCATTAATGACAGGAGCAGATAAAGCAATCACAAAACAATATGCGGGAACTCCTCTAGAAGATGTGGCTGTATTAGCAAAATCAAATATTGATAGTTCTGCTGTTTCAAAAGAAATGCAGTATACACTAAAAATGCAAATGGCAAGTGGACAGATAGACCCAATGCAAATGCTTCAAATATTTGAAACCTTCGGCGATAACGCTGGAGCGATGACGCAAGTTGTTTCTATTATTGGTAAGTTTGGTGGAGACTTTGCTAACCAGATGATGGTAGTTGCTGGTATGTTTGAAGATAAAGAACAGGCAGCAACCTTTATTGCTAACATAGAAGCAAAAGGTCCAAAAGAAGCACAGGAGCAACTTGAACTATTTCAAAGAATTTCTCAATCTGCATTAGTTGTAAATAAAGATGTTCTACTAAATTATTACAATTCAAATCCAGATGCAGCCAAAGAAATTCAAGACTCTTTAGCAGCAATTGATGCTATTAAGGGAAAGGCTACTATTGATATTGTAGCAAAAACAGAAGTTTTTGGTGCTGAAGAAATGGCATTGCTAAAAGCAGATCAGGAATACTTTGACAGTTTACCAGCAGAACAGCAAAAGGTTTATCTGCAAAACATGAAGGTAATGATGACAATGGAGGGCGACCCAGCAATGCAACTAGCCTATAAAAATTGGCTAGAAGAAAAGGGTGGTGCAAATGCTGGAAAGAGTTTCCAAGATTATGTTATTGCTAAGACTCAGCAAAAAACAGAGGCTTCTGGGGCTGAGCCTGCAGCACCAGTAGGTGGCGGTGTACAAGGCGGGGGAAATAAAGTACAATCTTCACCACTAGACGATCTAGTAAAGAAACTAAGAGATGTACGAAAGAACCAGATAAAGGTCACAGAAGGCTGGAGTGCCTCTCGTAAGGCTCTTGAAGGCCTATTTGGCGGTAGCAAGACCATAGATGTATTCAGCGGTATAGAAAACGATCTAAGAGGGCTAGGAGGCTCTCAAGACTTTATTGAGATGATTGTTGGTATGGATCCAAAGGAATACGAAAAGAGAAAGAAATCTCTATTTGAGTTTGACAATAAAGGAAATATTATTGCACTAAAGAGAGATGCTAAAAATATTCAAGAAGCATTAAACTCAATAACCATGGGAGATTGGAACTCAAGCATGGAGGCAGAGTTAAAGGATATTTCTAATCAAACAGTTGCCTTTGAAAAATTATCTAAACTTGGTGTACCAGTTGCTAACGCCTATGACATTATCACTGACAAAACTATTGCAGCAGCAATTGCTAATGGAGCAAATGAAAAAACATTAAAGACTTTGATTGCTAGATATAAAGGTTTGACTGCAGCACAAGAAAAGGCTAAAGCCATTTCAGGAGTTAAAACAGATATTGATCAGTTTAAAAAAGACAGAGTACAAGAAGATAGAATAAGAAATAAGTATAGTTCATCAACTGCTTTTGCAATTGGGTCTGACGAAAACCTTAAGGCAATGGAAGCCGTTATCGCTGCTCAAGAAGCAAGAGTACAAAGTTTAATTGCAAAGGGTGCAGATAGAGCACAGATTATGGCTGCACAAGCCGAACTCAATAAGTTGGTAACTGATTTTAATGATAGACTAAATCAACTAAAGAACACTATTGGTTTTATGCAGGACATGTTTAATGATGGATTTAGTAATGCTATGGAGGCCTTTGATGTTCAAGAAACAGCACTTCAGATAAAGTTTAATCTAGATACAAAAGCAAGTCAAACAATTATAAAAGAAGCACAAGATGTTATTGCTGGAATTCAATACCAGATTGATGATAAAGAAGCAGCACTGAGGGCAATTGAAGATCAAGAGTCAAAGATTAATGATAAGTACGATGAAAGAATAGAGGCTTTAGACTCAATCGAAAAAGCAAACGCCTCAATCTCTCAGCAACAAAGAGGACAGTTAACTCTTGCAGAAGCATTAACCTCTGGAGATATTGCTGCAGCAGCAAGGGCTGCTCAAGATATGAGAGCACAGCAGGCTGCAGATGCTGTAACAAAACAAAAAGAAGCAGTTGAAAATTCTAGACAGTTTGAACTTTCTAATGTTAGGGCATATGATCCAGTAACTAAAACATACAGGACTAGGAAAGAACTTGAAGAAGATATTAAAAAACTACAGAATGAGATCTTTGATATAGAAGAAAAAAAGATTGAGCCAGCGCAAGAGTTTATTCGTTTAAGACAGATACAGTTAGACAAAGATATTGAAGGCCTAACCGTACTTGGAAAAACAAGAAGTGCTTGGGAAGCCATTAAAAATGAAATAGATCTTGCCATGATAAATAGCAAAAAGTTTATAGAGTCAATGCAACTTGCTCTTAACACTAAAAATGATTTGATCAATGCTTACAAAAATCAACAAGCAAGTGGCAACGATCCAATCGTAAATGCTGCATACACCCCTGGACCCCCAGTTCCTGGAGAAACTCCAGAACAGAAAGCAGCAAGAGAAGCAGCAGAAAAAGCAGCAGCCGAAGCAGCAGCAAAGGCTGCAGCAGAAGCAGCAGCAAAAGCAGCAGCAGATGCAGCAAAAAATGCAGCATCAAAGTCTGCATTAGGTGCCTATGCAGCAGCAGTTGCAAAGGGTGATATGAATGCAGCAGCAATCGCTGCAGCAGGAGTAAACCCAAGTGCTCTTGCAGCACAAGAAAGCGGAGCGATTGGAGCAGCATCCATTGCAGCACAATTAAAGGCAGCAGTAGTTGCATCAGAGGCTGCAGCAGCCATAGCAAAAAATGCTAACACACTTGCTAACTTTAAAGCAAAAGAAAATGCAGAAAATGCAGCAGCGATGGCATCAGCAAATGCTAAGGGTCATGTAGGAAGAGCAAAGGGCGGAATAATCCCTAAGATGTTTTCACTTGGTGGTTTTGCAAAGGGCACAGATACAGTGCCAGCCATGCTAACTCCAGGAGAATTTATTATGAGTAAGTATGCTGTAGATTCTTACGGGGTAGACAGCATGAGAAAGATTAATAATGGCGAGGCATTTGGTGGAGCAGTGTATAATAATACATATGCACTAACAGTTAATGCCAAGACAGATGCTAATCCAAATGAAATAGCAAGAGCAGTCATGGATACAATTAAGAGAGTCGACGATAGAAGAGTCAGGGGGGTGAATGTAAATGGTAGATGAGGTTGATCCAAGATATACCTATATGCAAAGCCGTAAGAAATATAACAGGCCTAGCGGTATGCTTTGGTCTGAAAATTCAGGAACCCTTGTAGAAGATCCAACAAGCACCGAAGTGCCAAAGAGAAAAATATATATCCCCTATGGACTAGAGGTGGGTGCCCTTGCCCTTGAAGATACTGCTCCAGAACTTATAGATCAATTTTTAATGTTAACAGATGACAATAGGTCCCCTTTAGATTTTTCTCAAGAGCGTATAGAAAAAAGAGAAAGAATGATTAATGGAAGAATGAGGTCATACCATATATCTGACAAGATGAGACTAAGAACTGACTGGAACATGATTCCGTCCAGGTCTCATTCTGATGTTCCTAGTTTTGATACAGCAACTGGACTTTCACCACACAAATCTTACACAACAGACGGCGGTGCAGGTGGTGCGGATATGCTTGAATGGTATGATTCACATAAGGGTTCGTTTTGGGTATTTCTTGCATATGATAGAAAAGGAATTTTTAAGGGAACTGCTGAACCATACGACCATCTGAAACAATACAATCAGTTAATAGAAATGTTTATTTCTGATTTCTCGTATTCTGTGGAAAAAAGAGGAACTAGTTTTGACTACTGGAATGTTTCTGTAACTCTGGAAGAAGTATAATGTTTGAAGATAAAGACTTACAGAATTTCTTAGAGACATCGCCAACAATAAGAAATAAGTCGTTAATCATTGCAGAGTGGAATATGAATATTCCTACCAATATAAAACATATTGGAAACTACAGATACAGACCAACACAGTCTGGATCAAATTATGCATCACTTCCAACAGGGTTTGATATAAATGACGCTGGATATTTTTATACTAACGCAACAGATGCAGACACAATTGTAGATGGTCTATTCGATAATGATGATCTTCCCACCACACTTTTAACAAAAAAAGAAAAGTTAAAAACATTGTATTCTTTGGAAGACTGCTTTGGTCAGTTTAGACCTAGGTCTGGAATTAACAAGGCTGCATTTTTTGAAAATGGAAAACTACACCATCCAAACCTAGTAATGGCAGATCGACCAAGATACTATATGCCAGATAAAAATGATAAGTTTAAGTATTGGACTTCATATAGAACTGAAGGAACATATAAGTATGTTTATAATGATTCCTCCATAGAGTACGGAGTGAAAGAAACATTTATTGACAAAGATGGTACAGAAAAGTTTGGCATTGTAGATAGTGTATCTGAGTATGGCATAGCATCTAAGGTTCGTGGTTCGCAATACTCAATAGAAGATGCAGTTCCTTTTGTAGTCTATAAAGAAAAAATTCCTACAAATAGGGTTGTTGTTAAGATGCAAACACATACTGGAACAGAAAATCTAGGCCCATTCTCTTCACCATCTGGATCTTTTGCTGACCCATTCTTTGGAGATATAAACAAAAAAACTCCTAGCAAATGGAAGATTCAATTCCTTAAAGATGGTAATTGGGAAAATGTTATTTCTTTTGATCCAGCAGTAACAAGAAGAGATGGCTCCCAGGTAATAAAAAGTGATGGATATTTAGAGATTGCCTATGGACTTATTATCCCAGATGAATGGCGAGATACTTTTGTTTTTGCAGAGACATACATTAGCGCAGACTTGCTTCCAGTAGAATCGGTTGTTGGTTACGCATATCTTATCAAGCAAGACTATAACGATGTTGGAGAGTACCATATTTGGGATGGTTTAGATTACGTAGTTATAAAACCAAAGTATGGCTGGTACATACAAGATGAAACTGTTGATAGACTAACCAACTTTGTTACAGACTTAACATCTCCAGACTACTTTATAAGATCTCTTGACAACAAAGTTCAATATAGAGAGTTAGAATATATTTCTGGAATAAGAGTTGTTGTTGATACGATGAACACCAAGGACTCAACCTTTGACATGATAGAGATATCACCAAGACTTACTGTAGATATTTCTGATAAGACACTGGACTATTCTATAAACAAGAGCGCTTCAGATCTAGGCCTTTCTGGTTTGCCAGTGGGGCAATTGATTGCATCTAACGGAAGCCTTTCTATTTTTGATCATGACCAAGCGTTTAACCCAAACAATAAAGATAGTATTATATCTAAATATATTGCAAGACACATACAATTTAAATTTTATGAAGTAATCAGAGATGTTGCTGGATGGGATTATTTTATTCCTATAAAAACTTTATACTCTGACCCTTTCCCAAAGTCAGACTTGATGTCAAAGCAAGTTAGTTTATCTTTAAGAGATATGTACTGGTACCTTGAATCAATAATGGCACCAGAAATGCTAATGACAGAGGTATCTGTTAGTTCTGCAGTTTCATTACTTCTTGACCATATAGGTTTTTCTAACTACACATTTAAGAGAGTGTCAAACGAAAAAGAAATTATAATACCGTATTTCTTTGTATCTCCAGAAACTAGTGTTGCTCAAGTTCTTGAAGACATTGCTGTATCAACTCAGACCGCAATGTTTTTTGATGAATACAATAACTTTGTCATGATGAGCAAAGATTACATAATGCCAACAGTAACTCAAAGACCAACCACGTTTTCATTAATTGGAACAAAAGATTTTGTTGAGGATAAAGAAATAAAAAATAAAACAAACAAGCCAAAGTTGGCAAACGTAATATCTGTTTCAACACAAGAAAATTCTGTGTATAATGATGGAGCCATTAATTATTCTGCAAGGTATATTCAAAGATCTGTTGGATCTTTAAGGCAAGCAAACCTTGTTGACAATGAAAGATACTACACATACAAGCCAGCACTTTTGTGGGAAGTGTCTGGAAGTCAAAACACAAAGTCTATAAATAATGAAGTAGGAAATCAGTCTGCATATGTCCTTAGCGCAATACCACTAAACTCTAATCTTACAGCAGATGTGCCAGTAGTTAAAAATAACATCGTAATAAACAACACGCTTAGTCTTGGAGAAGCGGTATACTGGATTACTAGATACAACGGATACTTTTATTCTCAAGGAGAAATAATTAAATATGATGCCGTTCAATATAATATTTCTGGATTTGGAAATGTATGGATAACCTCTACAGAAGATTATCAAAACTATTTTGCAAAACTTCCTTTTAATGGAAAGATATATCCAACAGGATTGGTTAGAATATACTCTGAGCCTAAATACTTTGAGCAAGGGGGAGTTGTAAAACTTCAGAATGGTCCTGTTGAAAAGCATGGTCGTGGTCAATTTGGAACAAAGATCGTAGCGCACAATGCTGGGATTGCTGATTACTGGAAGTCAGATAATAATATTAAAGGATGTTACATGCTTTCTCAATATCTTTTTGAAAAAGATTTAACACTGCCTGCAACAACTGTTGCTTCTGCTGGTAAACTTACTGCTGCTGGTGCTTCCTCTGATGCTACATCTAGATCTTCATCAAGAAATGGAATTATTAAAAACTTTATGTCTACATCTTTTGTTGGCGAGATAAGCACAGCAACACAGGTTCAAAGTGGAACACTTCAATCTTCTGCTTTATGTTTAACTGGACCAAACTTTACAACCAAAGAAAAGCCAAGAGACTTTGTATCATATGTCTATAAATCATTAGAAGATAATAAATATAAACACTTTGGAACAAGAATGAGAATTGTTGGCAAAATTGAAAGCAATGAAGACAGAGGGCAAACATCAAATGGGTCAGACACATACTACATAGTTAATGGAAGCACTCCAGATAAAAACATAAATATTTCTGGAGGTTCTGGCGGTCTTGCCTTTATGATAAACCCAACAACAAATGTTGGATATTATTTTGAAATTGCTGCTTTGGGCGTTGGCAATTTGTCTAAAGAAGAAAGAGAAAGCGTAAGCAATGTTTTCTTTTACAAAGTAAAATCTAGCGGGGGATCTGCGGTTCCAGTAAAACTTTGGGAAGGCCTTGGAGAAATTACCGTAGACGATGGAAGATTTACTGGTCAGTCAAGAATTATTGCTGAGGAAAATCCAACAGTATATGACCTAGCAGTAGAGTACCAAGACATAGGAAAAACTAGAAGATTCTATCTTTATATAAACGGCAAACTAATTAAAACTGTAGACGATACAGATCCACTTCCAACATACTCTGGGGTTGCTTTATTTACTAGAGGTTCTTCTAGAATTATGTTTGAAAATGTTTATGCTCTATGCAATAACTATTCTCAAAACACAACATTTTCTTTAGGAGCACCAGTAAACTCAGTTTTTGGGGATTCAGATATTGATGCAAATGAGTCATTTAGAAAGTACGCATTGAGTGGATTAATACAAGACACCTATCTTTCTGGAATAGGAACATCTGAAGCACCAAAATATAACATTTTCTTTGAAGAGTTTGGAAGCATTATGAGAGAGGCAGCAACATTTAATTTTAAATATGATAAAGCCTTTCCAGCACTGACTGCAAAAATATCTCCAACATTTAATAAACTAAAGGGTTATGTTGTTTCAGGATTTAGAGCGGGGTCTTATGGTGCAGAGTTTATTATATTTAATGCAACAGATACAGCGATCAGTCTTGATGAAACAACTGGAAACTACTTAAGAGTACAAGGAATAACATTTACCCAGCAATCAGACAATAGGTTAAGCGTAGATGATTACTTTGACAGAAATACATCTTTATCTAATCCAACATTCATTACTGAAACATCGGTTTCAAATCCATTTAAATTTAAACAAGACTATCAAGACATTAAACTAAGCAGAATGACACACGGAAGAAAAGATTTTTCTTTAACAACTCCGTACATTCAGTCATACGATGAAGCAAATAGTTTAATGAAATGGTTGATTGAAAAAATATCAAAGCCTCGAAAGTCTGTAGGCGTTAAGATTTTCCCAATTCCAACTCTACAATTGGGAGACATTGTAACTTTAGATTACGAAGAGAATGGTGTCAATATGGCATCATCTACTTCAAGTCGTTTTGTTATCTACAATATAGATTACTCTAAGAGTTCTGATGGTGCAGAAATGACAGTATTCTTAAGTGAGGTGCTATAGTGTCAGTAAATCCAACGGCAGATCTGCCAAGTCCAAATCCATCAACAGATTCAAACTCTGTAAAGATCGCAACCCCAGACTTAATAATAAAAGATGACGAAGTTATGTCTATTGACATAATGACAGATTTAATATTTGAAGATATCGGTGGACAAGAACTTGCAACAATTTCTAGACATGATCTTGTAAATGGTCAAAAGATATTGTATACACCTATTAAAAATTTAACAGACCTATATCTTCAATACAATCCAAACAATGTTTTAAGATTGCAGTCTTCGGATTCATATTTTAAGTCCTTATCTATTTCTGTTTTAGATAAGTTACCAGTCTGCGGAAATGGATATGACATAGTTCCACCAGCAAGCAACCCAAATGAAACAGATAAGACAAAGTGGACAAAGGTTCCAAACTGCAAGTCTGTATACATCGACCCAATAACTGGGGATCTAGTTATTAACCTTATAAATGTTAAAGATGGAGAGCAAGCAGAGGTTCAAATATTGACAAGTGGGGAAGTGTTTAATGATACAATATATACTGGAGGAAATGAATGATAACTAATACAGGTAAAAATATTTTAGCCAAGTATCTTGTTGGGCAAACACCATCTTACGCATCCCATATTGCTGTTGGCTGCGGTCCAACCCCTATCGTATCAGATGGAGCACTGGGAGACTATTCAAGTAAAAAGTCTCTCGACTTTGAGATGTTTCGTGTCCCAATCATATCTCGTGGGTTTGTTGATGAGGGCGGAGTTTCAAAAATAGTTCTTACAGCAGAACTGCCAAGTCAGGAAAGATATGAGATTACAGAGGTTGGATTATTCTCTGCAGCCTCAAACCCTGCCGCTGGAGCCTTTGATAGTAAAAATATATTTTCATTTTCTGATTCAGAGTCCTGGAAGTATTCTTCGCAGGGCATAGAAATACCATCAATCTATGAGCCACTAGATGATAGAGTAGTCAAAATAACTAATGCAACTGCATCTGGAACAACATTAACATATACAACAGATATCAGTCACGGTCTTTCGGTTGGAGATACAGTTTCCGTATCCGCAGTTGTTCCATCAGTATTTAACTTGTCAGCAAAAAACATTGCTACGGTTCCAACTCCAACAACCTTTACACTTGTTGCTCCTTCTGCTGTTACAGGAACATTTGTTTCTGCTGGATACTTAATAAATGATGTTGAAACAAATATTATAAGTCAGGCATATCCAGTATTTCAAACAAATGCTGACAATAAAATTTTCACAAATGCAGACAGAGTTGCAAGATACGAAAGGTGTAGATTTTTAAATAACATATTTGCAATATCTGGAAATAACTCAAACATATCTATCGGCTCTGGTGGATTGCTAAGCGTTGCAGATGGATCAAACTTTATTCAGTTGACAGATACAACAGTAAACCTTAGCAAGAATGCCCCAACAGATGAACTAAGACTTGCATTCTCTGTAGTAAACAGAGTTGGTAGCGCAGTAACACTACCCTCTTCTGTTAGAATTATCGTTGAGTTTTCTTCCACAGGCACGTTCAAGACTGGTAAGTGGGCAACATTTGAAGCAGTTATTGATAGCACAAACAATGATTTTGCAGAAAATAGATACTTTGTTGTATCAAAACAACTTCAAGAATTAAAAAAGAGTGCAGACTTTTCTTGGGCTGAAATAAATCAAGCAAGAATATATGCTTGTGTATTTAAGGATGACTCTACTACTCCAACATCAGACTTCTATGTTTGTTTAGATGGACTTAGACTTGAAAATGTAACATCTACAAACTCTGTGTATGGATTAACTGGGTACTCAGTTATCAGAACTCCTCAAGCAAAAACAATAATTAAGTCAGCAAATACAACAAACTATATAGAGTTTAGATTCTCATTGGATGTGGTATAGTGGCAGACGCAGGAATAAAGAATGTTATTATAAAGAAAAACCTTTTAGGAAAAGTAACATCTGAGAATGGAAGAGTTGCTAGATTTAGAATTATTGCAGAAGATAAAAACAGAAAATC